AGTTCTAGTACAGCAGATGATGTAGCTAGTACAGGAGCAAGAAGTGCAACAGTAAGTGGATTAGATGCAAATTATAATGAAGTATCTGTTACTGTAAATTTAGATGGACAAAATGGAGTTCAATTAGGTTCAACATCTTGGTTAAGAGTATTTAGAGTTATTGTACGTTCAGCAGGAAGTGGAGGACAAAATGCAGGTGTATTATATGTAGGTTCTGAAGCATCTCCAACAGTAGGAGTACCTACAAATAAATATGCTACTGTAGCTATAGGTGATAATCAAACAGTTATGGCATTATGGACAGTACCTGCAGGATATACTGCTTATTTATTACAAACAGATATTACATTAGCTACAACACAAAATAATAAATATTGTACTGTACGTTTAGTAGCTAGACCTGAAGGTGAAGTATTTCAAGTAAAAGATAAATTTGTAAAATCTCAAAGTTCTACACATCAAGAATATACAATACCTTTAAAGTTTACAGAAAAAACTGATATAGAAGTAAGAGCAATAGGAGATAGTTCAGGAGCAGATATAGCAATATCAGCAGGTTTAGATTTTATATACATAAAAAATGAGATAGAATAATGGCAACATCAGGTACATATAATTTTAATTTAGATATAGACGAAGTAATTCAAGAAGCTACTGAAATGATTGGTGGTGAAGAAACATTAGGTCATACACCTGCTTCTGCTAGACGATCAATTAACTTAATGTTGACTGATTGGCAGAATAGAGGTATTTGTTTATGGTCTATAAACACAACTGTAGTAACTGTAGCTGATACAGTAGCTTCAGTATCTTTATCAGATTCTACAATAGATGCTTTAGCAATTACATATTCAACAAGTGTATCAGGAACTGATATAGCATTAGAAAGAATATCAAGAGAAGAGTATCACAACTTACCTAATAAAAATCAAGCAGGTAGACCAACACAATATGCTGTGCAACGTGGTCGTAATAATCCTACTGTAATGTTATACCCAACTCCAGATAATTCTACTGGTATTTTAAACATAGAAAAGTTTAATCAATTAGAAGATGTAAATAAATCTGCAGGACAAAATGCAGATATGCCTAAAAGATTTTTACCAGCATTAACATGTGGTTTATCATATCAATTAGCAATGAAAAGACCTGGCATACCTATGGATAGAGTACAAATGTTAAAAGCAAACTATGAAGAAAAATTAGGTTATGCTATGGAAGAAGATAGAGAAAGAGCAAGTTTATTTATTAAACCTAAAATAGGATATATTTAATGGCAACTAATCGTAATGCAATGGCTATGTGTGATCAATGCAGTTTTGTATATCCACATAGAACAATGCAATTAAGCAGCTATAATACATTAGTTTGTCAAACATGTTTTGATGGTGCTTATGATTTAAAGAATCATCCACAAAATAGTATACCAGATGTAAGAGATAACCCAGTAATACAAAATCCAAGACCTGATACAGGTGGTAGAAATGTAGAATGGCAACAAGCTAATTTTGATTGGGATGATAGCACAATAAGATATTGGAGTAACGCATGAGTACATTAACAAGCAAACAAATATCAAAAACATATAAACAGTTATTAAAAGTAAATGTAAGTGCAGATACTAATACTGGTGTTACAGGTGATTTACAACAAGTACAATCAGGTGATGGTACTAATTCAGCATTACAAATATCTACATCAGTTATAAATGTTGCAGGTAAATTTGGAGTATCAGAAGATGCTTCAGTATCTGGTGATCTTTTAGTAGGTAGTAAAGTATGTGCTTCAGCATTTTATGGGGATGGATCTAATTTAACTAATGTTCCTACATCAGGAGATGTATCTGTATCTACATTACGAGTTACAAATGATGCAACTATTGGTGGAGCTTTATCTGTAGGAGGAGCAGTAAATTTAGCATCTACTTTAACAGTATCAGGAAAAGCTGAATTTGATGATGATGTATGTGTTTCTGGAAATACAGTATTAGTAGGAAATTTGGCAGTAGGAGGTACAGCTACAGTTGCAAGTAATGCTTCAATAGGAGGTACATTATCTGTAGGAGGTGCTGTACATCTTGCTTCAACTTTAACAGTAGCAGGTAATACAACTTTAACAGGAACATTAGGAGTTGGTGGAGCTGTTAATTTAGCATCCACTCTTACAGTTGCTGGTAATACTACATTAACAGGAACACTTGGTGTAGGTGGAGCTGCTAACTTTGCAAGTACTGCAACAGTAGAAGGTGCTACACATTTACAAAGTACATTATCAGTTGGAGGTGCTGCAACATTTGCAAGTACTGTAACAGTTTCTGGTGATAGTACATTTAAGAAAAGTGTATCTGTTTCAGGAAATATGAATATTGGTGGAACAGCTACAGTAGCAGGAAATGCATCTATTGGAGGAACTTTATCTGTTGGAGGTGCAACACATTTAGCATCTACTCTTACAGTAGCAGGTAATACAACTCTTACTGGAAATTTAAATGTAGGTGGTACAGTAACTATAGCAGGAGCTAATGTACAAGCAGCAAATGCAAAAGTATGTGCATCAGCTTTCTATGGTGATGGTGCGAATCTTACAAATGTACCTGCAGCAATAACAGGAAATATTTCAGTTAATAATGCAACTATTGGTGGTAATTTATACGTAGGAGGTACAGCAACTATAGTAGGTAACACTACTATGACAGGCAATTTAGGAGTTGGTGGAACTTTAACTGCAGTTGGTAAAGCAGAGTTTGATGATGACGTATGTGTTTCAGGTAATACAGTTCTTGTAGGTAACCTAGCTGTAGGTGGTACAACTACTATTACAGGTAATGTATCATTAGGAGGAACATTAGATGTTAATAGTAATGCATCTATAGGAGGTACTGCAGTTATTACTGGTAAGGCAGAATTTGATAATGATGTTTGTGTATCAGGAAATACAATATTAGTAGGAAATCTTCATGTAGGTGGTACAACAACTATTGTAGGTAATACAACTCTTACAGGTAATTTAGGTGTAGGAGGAACAGTAACAGTAGCAGGAGAAACACATTTACAAGATGCAGTAAGTTTAGCTAGTACATTAGTTGTAGGAGCTAAAGCAGAATTTGATGATGATGTATGTGTCTCAGGTAATACAGCATTAGTAGGAAATTTAACAGTTGGTGGCACAGCAACTATAACAGGTAATACAACTATAACTGGTAATCTAGGAGTAGGAGGTACATTCAGAGTATCAACAAATACTTCATTAGAAGGAATATTAGTTGTTGGTGGTAAAGCAGAGTTTGATGGAGATGTTTGTGTAAGTGGTAATACACAATTAGTAGGTACATTAAAAACAACAGGTGCTACAACAATAACAGGTAATTCAGGATTTTTAGGTACTGTAAGAGTATCAGGTAATACAAGTTTAGAAGGACAATTACAATTAACAAAAAGTGCAGCAGCAGTTGTATGTGCAACAGCTATTAATGGTGTAACTTCTGTATCATTAAACTTTGGTAATGCACAAAACTTTAGAACAACAGTTACTGCAGCTCATACTTTAGCTCAACCTATTGGTTGTAGATCAGGACAAACAGGAAGTATTTTCTTGACACAGAGTGGAGGAAGTGGTACAATGGCATATCACGCAGACTTTAAGTTTATAGGTGGTACAGATCCAACCTTATCAACAGGTGATGGTGCTGTAGATAGATTAGATTACATAATAGTTTCTGCTTCAAGTGATGGAGTAGGTGGAGATATTCAAATGATAATTTCACAGGCATATGCATAATGGGTATATTTCAAAATAATTTAATGGGAGCAGCTGCAGCAGCAGCATCAGCAGGTGGTGATTTCTATACGCATCAAATAGCTAATAGTTGTAGGTTTGATGGATCTACTTCACAGTTAGATAGAACACCAAGTAGTGCAGGAAATAGAAGAACATTTACTTTTTCTACATGGATAAAAAAAGTAAAAAATGGTGTGCAACAATGTTTTTTTTCAGCTGGCTCTGGAACATATTCTGATTTTGAATTTGATAGTTCTGATAGACTAAGTGGACATTTAGTAAATGGTGGAACTTCTTTTCAATCTACTGCTTTATTTCGTGATCTTTCTGCTTGGTATCATTTTGTTGTAATAATGGATACAACGCAATCAACAGCTGATGATCGTTGTAAAGTTTATATTAATGGAGAAAGAATAACTGCATGGAATACAGATCCAGCTAGTACTATATCTCAAAATTATGATTGGGATTTTAATAATAATGTAAAACATGCCATAGGTTATGAACATACAGGTCGTAGATATTTTGCTGGATATTTAGCTGATACTTACATGGTTGATGGAACAGCAAAAGCTATAGGAGATTGTGGAACTACTAAAAATGGAGTGTGGATTCCTGATGATCCTAGTGGATTTACTTTTGGTACAAATGGATTCCATTGTAAATATGAATCATCTAGTGATTTAGGTAATGATTCATCTGGTAATAATAATGATTTTAACGCATCAGCAGGTTTATCAGCACACGATCAAATGCTAGACTCTCCAACCTTCAACTCTGATTCTAATGGTGGTAATTTTTGTACATTAAATCCTTTATTTCCTGATCCTACAGTGGCAAGAATTACTAATGGTAATTTAGCATGGGGTGGTTCAGCAGGTGGTGGTTCTGTTAATGAAATGGGATGTATGAGTACCTTTGCTATACCACCAAGTGATACTAATATATATTATTTTGAAGCAAGAATGAAAGTTGGTCCAAGTGGTGGAGTAGAACAAGCAATAGGTGTTAATGTACCAACTGTAGATTTAACTTCAGATAGAGGAGGTAGACCTACTGCATGGTGTATTTCAAATAATGATAACCAAAGAATATATAATGGTGCAAATTCTTATACTACTACTGGTGTATCAGGTTCAGCAGGAGATATTGTAGGTGTAGAAATAGATAGAGCAAATACTACAATTAAATTTTATGTTAATGGAACTTTAAGAGGTACACAAACAAATTTAAACACAACAACAGACTTATATCCTTGGGTTGGAACTGGAGGTTCAACAAGTAGTGGTTTAGGTTGGGATATGAATTTTGGTCAGAATGGTAGTTTTAATGGATTAGCTACAGCACAAGGTGAAACTGATGCTACTGGCTATGGTAATTTCTATTATGATGAAGCAGGTTCTTGTAAAGCATTATGTACAGGTAATCTGCCAATATCTTCAGAAATAGATCCAGCACAAAATTCAGACAATTATCCACAGAAATT